CTTTTTCGCACCGTTCCGCGAAAGTCCGTTGTTTTCTGATAGCCTTTTTGAAAGAGGAGTGCCATAAATGAAACTTGAAACCGTTGAGATTGCGTCTTTGGTTAGTGATCCGAATAATGCGCGAAAGCACGATGCTAAAAACATTGAGGCCATTAAAGGCAGCTTAAATAGGTTTGGTCAGCGTAAGCCGATTGTGTTGCGTGGTGATGTTGTTATTGCTGGTAATGGCACGTTGGAGGCGGCTAAGCAACTTGGTTGGTCTGTGATTGATGTTGTGCAAGTGCCGGCTGATTGGTCTGCTGACCAGGCTAAGGCTTTTGCGTTGGCTGATAATGGAACAGCTGAGTTGGCTGTTTGGGATGAGCAGGTGTTGGCTGCGCAGGTGTTGGATTTGCAGGAGGCTGGTTTTGAGGTTGCGGAGTTTGGTTTTGAAACTGTTGATGCCCCAATTGATTTGACCTTGATTGACGAGGATGTTGTTCCAGAATTACCTGAAGTAGCTGTTTCAAAAGTTGGTGACGTTTATAAACTTGGTAAGCATCGCTTGATGTGTGGCGATAGCACAGACTTGGTTAGTGTTGAAAAACTTATGAATAACGCAACGGCAAGCTTAGTTTTTACTGATCCGCCTTACGGAGTTGAATACCAATCCAATATGCGAACAAAATCTGAAAAGTTTGATGTGCTTGCAAATGATGATAAGTTTTTGGATTTTGTGCCTGTTATTAATAAGTTTTCTAATGGCTGGGTATTTATTTGGACAAGCTGGAAAGTGCAAAATACTTGGATTAAAATGTTTTCTAGCTTTGGCTATCCAAGCAACATTGTTATTTGGCATAAACCTGGCGGTGGCATTGGCGATTTGAAAAAGACTTTTGCCACTGATTATGAAGTTGCGTTGGTATGGCATCGTGGAGCTGAATTAGCTGGCAAACGTATTGGTTCAGTTTGGACTATTAACAAAGACGGTGCAACTTCTTATTTGCATCCAACACAAAAACCAGTAGCTTTGGCAGCCGAAGCAATAGATAAAACAACTGTTGTTGGTTCTACTGTTTTGGATTTGTTTGGTGGTTCGGGTTCTACTTTGATGGCTTGTGAACAAACTAATCGCAATGCCTACGTTATGGAACTTGATCCTAAGTATTGTGACGTTATTTTAAAGCGTTGGGAAAATCTGACTGGTCAGAAAGCGGAACTGGTTAGCTGATGGCGCAAATGGGTAGGCCACCAAAGCCGACAGAACTAAAACGTATTCAGGGCAACCCTGGTAAACGGGCTTTGCCTAAAGAGGCTGATTTGATTTTGTTACCGGCAGCCGTTGGTATTCCTGAACCGTCTAGACCTTTGTTGAAGTATGGGCAGGAAATGTGGGATCGTATTTGGGGTATGGGTAATTCTTGGATTAGTCCAACAACCGATGTTGAGTTGGTGCTTATGACAGCTGAAATGGTTGATGAGCGTTGGAATTTGCGTGTCAAAGTTATGGGTTCTGATGATGCACGGTTGCGCCGTAGTTTGCGTGAACTGGATCGAATGATTGTTTCTAACTTGTCTTTGCTTGGTTTTAGCCCAACTGATCGTATGCGGTTAGGTGTTGCTGAAGTAAAGAAACAATCCAAACTTGAGGAACTTATGGCGCGTAAGGCTGCACGTGGTTGATAGTTGGCCACCGCGTTGGCTAACACCTGTGCCGCAAGAGGCTCTGGAGCGGTCTGACGGGGATTTTGCGTGTGACTTTACCGAGATGTTTGGTTCGATTGGTAAAGACGGCATTGCTGGTCGTGCAGGTCAGGCGTTGCAGTTGCGTGGTTGGCAGCGTGAGTTGTTGCGTCACGTTTACGCCCGTAACGAGCAAGGCGGTTATCTGGCTACTTCTGCGCTTATTGGGATGCCTAGAAAAAACGGAAAGTCGGCGTTATCGTCTGCTGCGTTTGCGCTTTACAGTCTGATTGCTGAAGGTATTGAGGGTGCTGAAGTGGTTGTGGCCGCTGCCGAAAAGGAACAGGCTCGTATCGTGTTTGGTGAGGCCAAACGAATGATTGAAACAAGTGAACTGTCTGAACTGGTGCAAGTGTATAAAGACAGTATTTATGTGCCTGCCACTAAGTCTGTGATGAAAGTTGTTTCGGCTGAAGCGTATTCAAAAGAGGGTTCTAACCCTAGCCGTATCATCATTGACGAACTTCACGCCCACCAGTCGCGTGACTTGTTTGACGTGTTTTCGTTGGCTATGGGTAACAGAGGTGACTTAGCGCAACTGGTTGCTATTACTACGGCTGGCAAAAAAGGTGACAGCACCGGCGGTGATTCGATTGCTTACACGCTTTACCAGTATGGGCAAAAGGTTGCGCGTGGTGAAATCATTGACCCATCATTTTTGATGGCGTGGTGGGAAGCCCCACCTGAAGCAGATCATACTTTGCCTGAAACTTGGAAAGCAGCTAACCCTGGTTTTGGTGACCTTGTTGCTGAACCCGATTTTGCGTCTGCCGTAAAAAGAACACCAGAGGCTGAGTTTCGCACTAAGCGTTTGAACCAATGGGTGTCTTCAACAACAGCGTGGTTGCCTAATGGTTTGTGGGATGAACTGGTTGATGATTTTGTGTGGGATGAATCAGACGAATACATTCTGGGTTTTGATGGTTCGTTTAGTGGCGATTCAACAGCTATCTGTGCTGTGACTGTTCCAAAGGATGATGAACTTCCTAAAGTGAAACTGGTTGCAACGTGGGAAAAGAATTGGGGTGTTGATGATGATAGTTGGCGTGTGCCGATTGCTGAAGTTGAGGCCACCATTTTTGATTGGGTGAAGCGTTACCCGTTGGTTCGTGAGATTGCTTGTGACCCGTTTCGTTGGGCGCGAACTATGGAAGCATTACAGGAACAAGGGTTACCAATTGTTGAATACAACACAGGCTTTTTGAAGTATATGATCCCTGCAACACAGAAAGTGTTTGATGCGGTTGTTGAGAAGAAACTGGTTCACGATGGTAACCCTGCGTTGGCTCGCCATTTGGATAACTGTGTTTTGAAGTCTGATGCTCGCGGTGTTCGTGTAACAAAAGAATCGAACACGTCTAAACGCAAGATTGACAACGCTATCAGTTTCATCATCGCTTTTGATAGAGCCACTAGGGGTAAACTAGATGTTGAGGAACTGACCCCACAGTTTTTTGAATTCTAAGGATGTTATGGTTGCTTTGATTTGTCAGGCTGTCGGCGTAACTTTGGTTTCGTTTGGTGTGGGTTTGTATTCTGCGCCTGCTGGTGTTGTGGTTGCCGGTGTGGGCTTTCTTGTTTTTGGTGTAGCGATTGAGCGTGGCAAATAATGTTGGGTAACCTTTTTGGTGGCGAAAGCCGTGCAATTAATCCGTTAGCTGCGTGGGTTAATGATGAAACCCCGTTGATTGGCACAGAATCTGGTGCGTTCGTTACACAAGACAACTCGTTGGCTGTGTCTACCGTGTTCAGTTGTGTGAACCTGATCAGCTCAACTATTGCCGCGTTGCCTGTGGATGCTTACACCCGTTTCAACGGTAACCGTGTGCCGTTGCGCCCAAAGCCTGAATGGGTTACTAGACCTGACATTGAAAACAGCCGTATTGAACATTATCAATCGGTTATTGTTTCGTTGCTACTTGACGGCAACGCTTTTATTCGTGTGTTTCGTAAAAACGGTGTCATTGTTTCTTTGATTGCACTTGATCCAACTTTGGTTCGCGTGGTGCGTGTTCGCCCTGGTGTTTTGAACTATTTCTACAACGAGCAACAAATTAAAGCCGATGACATTCTGCACATCAAGGATTTGGTTCGCCCAAACCATTTGCGCGGTCTAAGCCGTGTAGATGAACTCAAAGAAGAGATTGGTTTGGCTTCTGCTTTGCGTTCATTTGCTGCACGTTTCTTTGGTCAGGGTGCTACCGCACAGTTGGCCATTGAAACTAATGGTGCTGCACTAACCCCTGAACAGGCTCGTGGTTTAGCTGATTCGGTTAGCAAACGTCACGGTGGTTACCGCAACGCACACAAAGCGATAGTTGTAAACAATGCCACAATCAAAAAGATTGGCACAGACCCTAGCGAAGCCCAAATGATTGAGGCTAGACGTTTGCAGGTTGAAAACATTTGTGCCATTTTTGGTGTCAGCCCAACCCTTATTGGTGTGACCACACCTGGCGCAATGTCTTATGCGTCTGTTGAACAGAACACTTTGAACTTTGTAAAGTTTTGTTTGCAACCAATCATTCAGAAACTTGAAGAAGCGTATTCAAGCCTGATCATTTTGGAACAAGGGTTTATCAAGTTTAGTTTGGATGCGTTGTTGCGAGCAGATTATGCAACCCGTGTGGCTGGTTACTCTAGTGCGTTGCAGGCTGGTTGGATGAGCATTAACGATGTTCGTGCGTTTGAGGATATGCGCCCTGCTGATGGTGGTGACGTTTATCGTGTGCCGTTGGCTAACGTGAACTTGTCGGCAGCTGACTTATCTGAGATTGATAAAAAGGTTTCGATGTCGCAAAAACTTATTCAGGTTGGTTTTGAACCTGCGTCTGTTTTGGAATCGCTTGGGTTGCCACCTGTTATGCATACCGGCGTTCCTACGGTGCAGTTGCAGGGTGTTGCCCAGATTGATCCAAATAACCCACAGGAAGTTTACGAAGCATAATGTCTGACGAATCTTTAGAACCAACAGAATCAAAGGCTGTGTCTGAGTTGCGTGATGCCGGTGATTGGGAAATGTTGAACGAACGTCAGCAGGAACAAGCTGGAGACATTGCTGAACTGGCACTAAAGTTTGGGATGTTTGACAAATCAACTGGTGCTAACGGGGCGCATTATGCCCCCGCCGAAAACAACCCGTTCAAAGCTGAGGGTTTAGTTTGCCGTAACTGCGTGTTCTTTAATGAAATCAACAACCAATGTCAGGTTGTTAGTGGTGACATTGAACCAGAGGCCGTTTGTAAACTATGGGTGATTCCAGAAAGTGAAATGGGCGCACAGCCTGATGAAATGATGAGCGAAAACCGTTTTGTTGCTATTGCTGAACAGTTGTTAGAAAAAGTGTTTAAGGAAACTCGTGCATCTAAGCGTGAGATTCGCACACAGGAAATCAACTTTGAGATTCGTGCGTTGGATGAAACTGGTATGCGGTTTAGCGGTTATGCTGCGGTATTCAATGAACCGTCACAGGATTTGGGTGGTTTTGTTGAATACATTAAGCCTGGTGCGTTTGCTAGAAGTTTGAATACCCGTAATCGGATGATGTTGTTGTGGAATCACGACACGTCTGCACCACTTGCCAGCACCCGTAATGGATCGTTGTCTTTGCGTGAGGATGCTCGTGGTTTGTTTGTTGAAGCAACTTTGCCTGACACTAACTTGGGGCGCGACATTGCTGAACTGGTTCGTTCCGGCACGATTGACGCAATGAGTTTTGGTTTCAAAGTGCAACGTGATTCTTGGAACGATACAGGCAATGTTCGCACACTTGAAGACGTTTCTCTTTTCGAGATCAGCCTGGTTAGTTACCCTGCCTACGAATCTACGGCTGGCACGGTTGCTGTCCGTAACTATGTTGCTGTTGCCGACAAGACAGAGATTGATGCAACTGTTTTGGCTGACGCTATGAACAACTTTGAGGCTGGCAACAATTTGTCTATGGATCAGGTTGAGGCCATTACAACTGTGTTGTCTAAACTTGCGCCTGCTGTTGAAGAAGAAAAACCTAACGCAGAACTGTTGGCTTTGAAGAAGAAAAAGTTTGACCTGTTTGTTAAAGACTTACACATTAACTAACGAGCAACTTTTGGCGTTGCTTACAGCTGCGGCTGGGCAACCTGTAACACCTGAACAGGTGCAGTTTTTGTTGGAAACTTTTGTTCCAGATACTAAACAAACTCGTGTAATGCGCCCGTCTGAAACTCGTTAAAACTTTTCGTATAAACTTAACTTAGGTTTGAGTTGGCTCGGCCTGACAACTGTTTGCGTTGGCGCGACAGTAACCCCTAACAATCAAAAAGTTTCTAAGGAGAAACAATGTCAGATTTCATCAAGAATCAGACTGAGGCTGTTGCCAACCTAGTTGAGCAGGTGCGTGGCGCACTTGAAGACGCTGAGGTTCGTGGCGGACTTACTGCTGATGACCAAATCAAGATTGAGCGACTAGAGGCAGACATTGCTTCTAAGGATGCTGCAATCGCAACTGCTAAGCGTATGGAATCACGTGCAGCTGAAGCAACCGATGCAATGGCTGGTTTTGCTATGCCATCAGTCGAAATCCGTGACTTCAACGCTGAGCCTGAACTTCGTTCATTCAACAACGGTGACGGACACGAATACCGCACTCTAGTTTCTGCTTCGGGAACTGGTGTCGTTGGAACTTCGTTCTACAACCAGGTTCTAGAAGTTGCACAGTCTGTTGCACCATTGCTTCAGTATGCTCGTGTGATCAACACCACCGGTGGCGATTCACTTCAGATTCCTGTTCTTTCGGCTCTTTCAACTGCTGCGATTTCTGCACAGGGATCAGCTGTAAGCAGCTCTGACCCAACCATCACCAACATCACTCTTGGTGCATACAAGTATGGTGTTCTAGTGCCTGTTAGCAAGGAACTTATTGCTGACGCTGCTGTGGACATTAACGCACTTGTTGCACGTGAGGCTGGTAAGGCTCTTGGTTACCAGGTTGGCGCACACCTAACCACCGGAACTGGAACACTTCAGCCTTTCGGTATTGTTACTGGTGCTGGCTCTGCTGTTACTTCTGGAACTGCTGGTCTGTCAGGTGATGACCTTATTACTCTGCTTTACAGCCTTGACCCAGAGATTCGTCAGGATGCTTCGTTTGCGTTTATGGCCAGCCCAACCGCTTTGGCTGCTATCCGCAAGCTAAAGGACACCGCAGGCAACTACCTGTGGAGCATTGCTAACGGTCAGGGTTCACTACTTGGTTACAACCTTGTTGAGAACGTGTCTATGCCAGCGCACACTACTGGTAACAAGTCGATCATTGCTGGTCGTATGACGGACTTTGCTGTTCGTCAGGCTGGCGGTGTCAAGGTTGAGGTCAGCGATGACTACGGCTTTGCGAATGACCTTCGTTACTTCAAGGTGACTGGTCGTTTTGACAGCAAGCTTGCGCTTGATACTTCGGTGAAGTTTATCAAGGTAGCTTAATCCCAAAAACTGGTTTCCCCTCGGTGCGCGTAGGCATCGGGGGGTTTCCTTTTGTCTATACTTTTGTCTATACATTTCTGTTACCAAATGTTTATAAAAAACTTTTGTGAAATGTCACACAGGATCAAGTTTTTGTGCAATGATTGACCTATCAGCAAAAGTTGATAAAAAACAAGGGAGAAACAAAATGACCGCTTACGAAATCATCGTTACCGAATACAACAACAAAATTGCTTCAATCGTTGCAGACAACTCATTGACTAGCGCACAGCGTTTTATCAAGCAGATTGAACTTAAGACTGCTTACGAAACCCCGATTGCAAAAGCGTTTTTGGCAACTATCGCCTAAGACTTCCCCTTTCCCCCTTGTTTGGGGAAGGCAGAACCCCGATAACACTCCTAGTTGTCGGGGTTTCTTGCTACCCTAGTAGGGAACGAGAGGAACACAATGGGCAAGTCAGGTAACCCTGCAAACACCGTCAGCCACCACTACGAAGGCACAGTCAGTTGGTATAGCAATAGTCCTGGTATGCCAACAGGTTACGGCACACAGACCGCACAGGTGCTAACCCGTATGGTTCGTGACGGGTTCGATGTGCAATCACTTAGCAACTATGGTGTCGAAGGTTTGCCAACCGTTTGGGATTCAGGCTTTGGCCTAATACCGGTGCAACCTCGCGGTGCTGACCCCTACTCAAATGATGTGATTACGGTGCATCACAAAAACTGGGTCAAACAACACCCAACACAAGTTGATTGTTTGTTTACCCTTTACGACACTTGGGTTTTGAAAGCACCAGGTTTGGATAATCTTCGCATTGCGTCTTGGATTCCTGTGGATCACAACCCTGTTCCTCGTGCAGTATCTGCGTGGGCTAAGAAACCTAATGTGACTGCTATTGCAATGTCTAGGTTTGGGCAGAAAGCGTTGCAGGCTGCTGGTGTTGATGCTGAATACGTTCCACACGCTATTGAGAAAGTGTTTAAACCAACAGCAACCATTGATGGTGTGCCTGTTCGTGAATACACGGGTTGGGGTGAAAAGTTTGTTGTGGGTATGAACGCAGCGAACAAGGCTGGTGGCCTTATTCACCGTAAAGCGTTTGCTGAAAACTTTTTAGCATTTTCACATTTTCAACAGGGTAAGGATGATGTGATTTTGTATGTTCACTCTGACGTGTTGGGTGCTTTTGGTGGTTGGGCGTTAGCTGATTTGGCGCAAGCCTGTGGCATACCTGAACATAAAATGCAGTTTGCTGATCCTGTCGAATACCGTATGGGTATCAGTCAAGAGAAGTTGGCTGGACTTTATTCAGGTATGGATGTGTTGTTGTCAGCTAACTATGGTGAAGGGTTTGGTGTTCCCCAGATTGAGGCGCAAGCGTGTGGCACACCTATCATCACAAGTAACTCGTGTGCGTCACCGGAACTTGCCAGCCCTGATTCGTTTGTTGTGAATGGCCAACCTTTTTGGGATGAACACCAAAAGACTTGGTTCAATGTGCCACAGGTTGCAGCGATTGTTGATGCTCTAAACCAGGCTTACGCTCGTGGGCGCAAGGATTTTCCTGACACGGTTGAGTTTGTGCGCCAGTATGATGCTGAAACTGTGTATCAGAAGCATTGGTTGCCGTTGCTAAAAAAGTTGTTCCCACAAACGTAGCGGTAGAATGGTATTAGTTTAAGGAGTGTATTTTGGCGATTGCTAACGGTTATGCCACGCTTGCAGATGTTAAGGCTGCTTTGCGTGTTCAGGATACTCTTGAAGATTCTTTGCTTGAAGTGGCGATTGAATCAGCGTCACGCCTGATTGACGGTTACACGGGTCGCGTGTTTTATAACGCTGGAACTGTAACCCGTTACTATGTGCCACAAGATTCGTTCACTACCGATCTTGACGATTACATTTCGTTGTCTGAAGTCAAAACATCAACTAACGCTGACAGCACTTTTGATGTGACTTGGGCAGCTACCGATTACCAGGTTGAACCGTTGAACGGCATTGTGGATGGTGTGGCTTTCCCCACTTACCGTTTGCGCGCTGTCGGCAACTACTTATTCCCGTTGTTCAATCAGGAAGCAACTGTGAAAGTTACTGGTGTTGCTGGTTGGTCTAGTGTGCCGGTTACTGTTAAACAGGCTACGATTATTCAGTCGTTGCGTATTTTCAAACGACTTGATTCACCATTGGGTGTGACATTTTCTGAGTTTGGTGCAGCCCGTGTTTCGAGCAGGCTTGACCCTGATGTTGCACAACTTGTTGATCCGCTACGCAGGGTGCGAAACATTGGCTAACATTGCTGAACTTCGTGCAGGCATTGCCAACAACCTAAAAAGCATTACGGGTATTCGTGTCACGGACACTATCCCTGACCAAATCAACCCACCACAAGCGATTCTGGGTTTGGATAGTGTTGATTACAACAAAGCTATGCACAACGGTTTAACCACTTACTCGTTTACTTTGACTGTGATTGTTGCCCGTCAGAGCGAACGTAATGGTCAAGCCAAACTGGATGCGTTTGTTCAATCAACAGGCAGCAACTCTGTAAAACTTGCTATCGAATCTGATCGAACTTTGGGTGGCAAAGCTTACGACTGTTTCTGCCCCCAAATGACTTCGTATGGGGTCGTTAGCATAGGTGATGTAAACTATATGAGTGGCGAGTTTAAGATACTCGTTCACGCCTCTTAGGTAAAGGAAAACAATGGCTGTCTTTGTTGCAACAGACTTCAAAACTACTTTGAACGGAACTGACATTAGCACTTGGCTAACTCAGACCGAAATGCAGTTTGAGGTGAACGATGTGGAAACCACAACTTTTGGTAGCACCTGGCGTAGCCGTGTTGCCGGTCTAAAAACTGGAACTGTGAACTTGCAGTTTAATCAAGACTTTGCGGCAGCAAAAGTTGATGCCACCATTTACCCGTTGCTGGGTTCGATTGGAACGGTTGTTATCAGCCCTCTAAGCACCGCAGTATCAGCAACTAATCCGTCTTACACAGCTTTCGTTCTGATCAACGCTTATGGTGTGTCAGGTCAGATTGGTGACCTTTCGACTGTTTCGGTTACTTGGCCGATTAGCGGAACTGTTACTAGGGCTACGGCTTAACAGATGCGCCCAACCCTACGCATTGGTTTTACTGACGGCACTACTAAAGATGTTCAGGTGGCAGCCCCTGACATTATTGCTTTTGAGCGCAAGTTTGAAATCAGCTTAGACAAGTTGGAATCTTATGAACACCTTTGTTTTTTGGCGTGGCGTGTTGAGGTTCGCACAGGTGTTACAACTATTGATTTTGATTCTTGGATTAACAGCATTGATCTTGTGGAGTTTGTTGAAGCCCCAAAAGGTTCGTAGCACTAGGGGAAAATAGCGAACATTGGTTTATCGCTAACCTGGCTGTTGCCACCGGTATTGCCCCTAGTGTTTTGTTGCAGGAATCTGACCGTATGCTTTACACAATGGGTATGGCGTTACAGGCACAAAATAACCCGAACTAGTTGCCCGTCAAAACGATTTTGCCAATAACAATGTGACCTGATTCGGCCACATACACGGCGGTTTCTTGGTCAATCATTTCTTGGATTTCGTATGGGTCTTTTCCTTCAGCTAACATTCCTGTTGCCATCGAAAGTAGTGTTTGTGTTGCCATCGGGTCTAACCCTGCATTGTTGGCAAGGCTTGTGAAGTCTGTGAACACGTCATACACGTCATCAACGTAACCCATTATGGTTTTGCCGTTCTGATCGGCGTATTTGGTTTTCCAGTCGTTCCACAGTTTTGCGCTGCGTTCGCCGGTTGGTGATTCAAGGTTGTTGATTGCGTCTTGTGCTTCAATCCACATTTCTTTTATTGCGCCCATTTTGTTTTCCTCTCGTTTGGGTTATGACCACAATAACCGATTTTTGGGTGGTTGTGTGGCTTTTGGTCAATAAAGTTTTGGTAACAGGAAAGGTAGAATAGGGGTATGGCTAACGACTTTCGACTTGAGATACCTATTTTGGTAAAGAACCGCAGCCTGTTTGGTATGGGTGGTCGCGACATTCTTGTTACTGATGTGCGTCAGATGCAACGCAAACTAAAAGAGATTGACCCTGATTTGCGTAAACAGTTGTTGCGTGATGCTAAAGCAATTGGTGCAAAAGCTGCAACAAAGATTCAAAGTGCTATTCCTCCTGTGTCACCACTTCGAGCTTCTAACTCAATGGGTCGTTTGTCGTGGGATCATCAGGTAAACAATAAAGGGCAAGTGTTGGCTGCTAATAAGACACAGGTGCAGTTTCGCACTAGCGGTTCTGGTAGGTCTGCCACAACATCTTTGGTAGCTGTCAAGGTTGTTGCCCCTATGACTATCATTGCTGACATTGCTGGTAGGTCAGGTAAGCAAATGAACAAGGGTTATAAAGGTTCAGGGTTTACTCGTGAGTTTGACCGGAATGGTATTCAGGTGCGGATGCGTTTGAATGGTCAGGGTTATGGAATGTTGAAGAAACTTGGTGGTGGTGCGTCACGTTTTGCGTGGCCTGCTTTGATTCAGGATAAGCCACAGCTTGAGGCTGAGGTTCGTGCGGTGCTTGACCGTTATATGGCTATTGCGAATAGGGGTTTTAACTAATGGCTTTGATTTTACCGATTGCTTCAAAGTTTGATCCGTCAGGGTTGCGTAAGGCGCAGAAAGAGTTTGGTGGGCTGGGTAAGTCGCTGAAGGGCGCGTTGGGTGTTGCTGGTATTGCTGTTGGTATTGGTTCTGTTGTCAATGTGATTAAGGGCAGCGTTAAGGCTGCTGCTGAAGATGCTAAGTCGCAAAAACTTTTAGCCTTGCAGTTGAAGAACACTCTTCACGCAACAAAAGCACAAATTTCCGCAACGGAAGATTATGTGGGCAAGCTATCTATGCAGGTGGGTATCCAGGATGACCTGCTTAGACCATCGTTGGCCGCAGCCGTAAGAGGAACTGGTTCTTTGTCTAAGGGTCAAAAACTTTTGAGCCTATCGTTGGATGCTTCGGCTGCGACAGGTAAACCGTTAAATACGGTGATGCAGGCGTTGATTAAGGCACAGAATGGTCAGCTGACTGGGCTTTATAAACTTGCGCCACAGTTGAAAAAAACTAAAGGTAATCTTGATGATTTTGCTAAGTCTGTTAAGGGTGCTGCTATGGCTAACGCTGACCCATTTGCTCGTATGGATACTGCTGTTAGTGAGTTGCAAGAAAAGTTTGGTCGCCTATTATTGCCAGCCGTTATCAAGTTTGTTGATTATCTGACTATTACTGTTGTGCCGGCTGTTTCAAAGTTTTTAGATCAGGTTGCTAACCCTAAAACGGATGCTGGTAAAGCTTTCAAAGACATTAAGGATGCGGTCAAGATTGCGTTCAAGGGTGTGCAGGATTTCTTTGCAATGTTTGGTGATGGTGATGCTATGACTGGTTTTGCTAATATGGCGAAAGCTTTGGCTTCGTCTTTGCCTGCGTTGTTGGCGTTGAAAGGCATTATGACGTTGGCTAGTGCAGGAAAAACTATTGCTAACTTGATTGCCGCAATGGTTGCTATTAAGGGTGGTGGTGGCGGTGCTACACCTGTTGTTGGTGGCGGTGGTAAAGGTAAGGGTGGTTTGTTGCCTTTGGCTGGAATTCTTGGAACTGCTGGATTGGTTTTGGCTATTCCTGGTAGCACCGATCAGTCTGCACCTGCAAAGATGCCAAACTTTTTCCCGAAGGGTGGCGGTGTTTCACCTAGTTTGAAACAAACACCAACAGTTGTTGTAAACAGTTACGGTTCGACACCTGCCGACTTTATCAAACTGGTCAAGGAAGCTGTCAAAAAGGATGCCAGATTGAATGGCACAAAGTAATGGCTACACCCGTCACAAAGGTTGAGTTTGGGTTTACGCAGTCTGCTGGTGCATATGTGTATCAAGATGTCACTTCGTTTGTTCGTAGCGTAGACATTACTCGTGGTGTTTCGCGCGAGTTAGACACTTTTCAAGCTGGTTCTTGCACAGTCATTTTGGACAACAACCTACGCACATTTGACCCGTCTTACACGTCTAGCCCTTACTATGGTGAAGTTAAACCGCAGGCTGCTGTAAGGATCACGTCAGGTAACGTGGTCATTTTTACAGGGTTTGTTGATAACTGGAGTTTTGATTATCAGATTGTTGCGGATGCGACAGCTACTTTGGTTGCTTACGATTCGATTAGCCGCCTAAATAAAACAGAGTTAAACGCTTTCACTTGGACTGCGGAAAAGTCTGATGTTCGCGTTACTCGTGTGTTGGATAAAACTGAGGTTGCGTGGCCTGCTGGTGCGCGACAAATTTCTGAAGGCACTATTACTTTGGGTGCTGATTCTGTGTCTACCGGCACAACAGCGTGGGATTACATTCAAACGGTTTCACAGTCTGAGGGTGGGGCTGCGTTTGTTTCTGGCACGGGTGATGTTGTGTTTAAGGGGCAGTCGGCTTCGCTTGTTCCTAATAGTGTGACAACGTATCGCACAAACTTGTGTTTGAACCCGTCTTTTGAATCAAACGCTACAAGTTGGGCTGCTGGAACACGCACTTTGACAAGGGCGTATAGCCAATATGCTTCTTTGCAGGGCGCAACTTTTACCCAATACAACTATTTGCCACCTATTGCACCAGAAACTGTTTATGGTGTGCTTTACACGGATTCTTCAACAACGTGGGTGCGAAACACTTCTTACACGTTTAGTGCGTGGGTGTATTCAACTGTTGCACAAACGGTCACTTTGATTGGTGGGTTTAGGCGCACAGGTGGATCAGCAAGATTGGACACTAATTTTCAGTCTGTGAGTGTGGCAGCTAACACTTGGACACGGTTGAGTGCAACACAAGCACCAGGTGCGGCAGGTATGGTTGGTTTTTTGCAAATCACAACACTTGCAAACACTTTGTATGTTGATGCTGTTTTGATTGAGGCCAGCCAGTATTTGAATGTTTATTTTGATGGCACAGTCAAACCTGGTGACACGTCTTTGATTTCTTACACTTCGGTTTGGAATGGCACAACCTACAACTCCACTTCAACATTAACAATTGTGACAACGTATGATGCGTCTGTTCCTAACAGTATTGTGTTGGGTGATCAGGGTGGCACAGCTATCCCTTACACGGATGTTGCTGTTGTGTATGCGTCTGAAACGCTTTACAACAATGTTGTGGTGGGTATTGCGTCAGGCACAGCAACAACAACTAACGCCACTTTGGGAACGGCTTACGGTATTCGCACATTAACAGTTGATCCTGCGATTGTTGCAAACACAGCGAATGGCACAGCGTTGGCTAACTATTTGTTGGGGTTGTATGACAATCCACAGTTGCGCTTTGATTCAATTGGTTTGGCGTTGGAAAGTTTAACGGCTGAACAGCAGGTGCAAGTTTTGTCTAGCGAAATTTGGAGTGCTGCAACAATCACTTACACACCGTCAGCAATAGGGTCGGCCATTAGCGCGTATCAACGTGTTGTTGGGGTGAACCACAGCATTACACCAGAAATGCATAGGGTGACGTTTAATTTGGCTGAGTATGGCAACAAGTTTCGTTTAGATTCACCACAGTTGGGTGTTATTGGCACAAATGTTTTAGGTTACTAAGTCAGGTAAACTTGAACTATGGCTGGTGCAGGATTTAAAACTTTTATTGCAGGTGCGGTTCTTGGTGCAACCGATTTGAACACTTATCTGATGCAACAAAGCACAATGGTTTTTGCTTCTGGAACTGCTCGAAGCAGCGCAATCACAAGCCCTTCAGAGGGAATGGTTTCCTACATTACTGACGTTGATCAGATTCAAACATATAACGGGTCTACCTGGTTACCTCAACCTTATGCACAGGCTGCTGGCACAGCTGATGCAACAACTTCGGCGTTGGCTGCTGATGCTATTGAAACAATAACAATCACGTTCCCGACAGGCCGTTTTTCTGTTGCCCCAATTCTAAGTTTGTCTTCTGGTTCGTCACGTTACCAATTTGGTATTTTGAGTATTTCTGCTTCAAGTGCAAACGTGCAGGTGCGAAATGTTTCGGCTGCCACGGGAACGTCTACAACAATTTATTATCAGGCTGTGCAAATGGCTTCTACTGGGGCTGCTGGCTAATGGAAGACCACAAACCAACAAACTCTTCTCTACTCTTACGCATTGACGCGAGGCTTGCTGTTATCGAATCAAAGATTGACCAGTTAGCGGATCACGAAGACCGTTTGCGTGAACTTGAAAAGGCGCGTTACCAATCGGCTTGGATTACTTCTATTGTTTCTTCAGCTTTGGCATCGGCCATTGTTTATATGATTGTGAAGGTGTTTGTGTGATTAATCCTGGTGTTTATGACATTGTTTGCCCACAGGGTGCAACTTTTGACCGAACTTTTACTTATTCGGTTGGTGGAACAGCAGTCAATTTGACGGGTTACACAGCTGCGTTGCAGGTTCGTGCAGGGTATGACGCTGATACGGCTCTTATAAGCCTCACAAACGGTTCAGGTATCACTTTGGGGGGAACTGCTGGCACTATTCTTGTTACGGCTTCAGCAGCTGTTACGGGGGCTGTGGATGCTGGTTCTTACGCTTACGATTTGGAACTTTATTCTGGTGCAACTACTACACGTTTGTTGCAGGGTTCATTCACGATTACTGGTGGTGTTACTCGTTGAGTGATGTTGTTGTTTCTGTTGTTGAAACTTCTACTGATGTAGCTGTTACTGAAACTTCTGTTGATGTGAATGTGACGGAAACAACGGTTGATGTTGTTACTGGAACGGCTGGCGCACAGGGGGCGCAGGGTATTGGTTATACCGGTGTCACTTCAGCATCAACAATCACTATTGGTTCAGGTCTAAAGACGTTTACCCTGGTATCGGGCTACGCTGGTGCGTTTGTTACTGGTATGCGTATTCGTGCTATTCACAGCGATACACCAACTTATTTCCTTGAGGGCGCAGCTAACTATGTTGGTGGTGGCACTCTAATTATTACGGTTGATAAGTTTGCTGGGTCTGGCTCTCATAATGCTTGGACTTTTGTTGTTGCTGGTGAGGTTGGGCAGACCGGTGCGACTGGTGCGACAGGTGCGACAGGCGCACAAGGGTCATCGGGTGTTGTTTCGGTCACTAGCCCTATTACGAACTCTGGTTCATCAACTTCGGCGCAACTCGGTTTAGATCAGACTGCTATTAGCATCACTAAGTCGCAGGTTTCAAACTTTACGGCTGGAACTGTTGCTTATGCGACTTCGGCTGGATCAGCAACAACGGCTGGTGCGGCAACAACTGCTGGAACTGCAACGTATGCGACTACTGCTGGAACAAGTGTTTATGCAACTAATGCTGGAACTGCAGTTTATGGAACAACATCAGGAACAGCCATTTATTCAACAACGTCTGGCACAGCTGTAACAATTTCGGGTTCTATTGACCCGTCACAGGTCTCAGGCACAGCAGTTATCACAACTGATAGCCGTTTGAGTGATGCTCGCACACCAACAACTCACGCTTCTAGTCACGCTTCGGGTGGGTCTGATGCTGTTACTTTGGCGCAGTCGCAGGTAACAAACCTAACCACGGATTTGGCTGCTAAAGCCAACCTGGCTGGTGGTAACGCCATAACAGGCGCGCAAAGCGTTACTGGAACTGTTGCATCATCTATTCCGCTAATTGTGAAAGGTGCTGCATCACAAAGCACCGATTTTTTTAGCGTTCAAAACTCTGGCGGAACTTTTCTTTTTAAGGTTGATAGCAGTTTTATTTCCACTTTTAACGGTAACGTAAACGCTTCGCAGGGTTTGAGAGCCGCAGCTCAATACGGTTCATCTGGTGCATCGTTTCTTGTTCAACCTACGGCTGCTATAAAGGGCATCGTAGTTCAGGGTGCAGCGTCACAGAGTGCCAATCTACAAGAATGGCAGGATTCAGCAGGAACACTTATTGGTCGTTTCTCTGCTGGCGGCTCGCTTATTGCGTCAAGTTTTGTTCAGGCTGGCTCGATGGGTAACGTCTTAGGCCAAATAACTTCTTATGCAGGTTCGGCATCAACTATTGGGCTAGTTGTTCGTGGCGCAGCATCACAATCTGTTGATCTAATGCAAGTGCAGGATAGCGCGGCGGCAGTTTTGTTCCGTATCACTTCTGCTGGTCGCCCACAGGTAAACGCGCGTGTTGGTATCGTGCCTACTGGCGCAACATCTAACTTTGCTGGATCTTTGACTATTGCTGATGTTACTGGTGGTGGTGGCGATCTTGTTGCTTTGCAAAACTCGTCTGGAACTGCAATGGGTGGGCGAAACGTCAATGCTCAAATCTACACAGGCATGACAACTCCACTAACAAGCCCTGTTGGTGGAACAATCCAAAGCATCGCAACAGGTGCTAACCCATTAGTAACAATGGCATCAGCGCACAATCTAGCGGTCGGTGACATTGTGGTTTTGGCTGGAACAACTGGCGGAACTTATAACGGAACTTTTGTTATCGCAACTGTGCCAGCATCAACAACTTTT